ACAACTTATGATAGAGTAAGTGTAGGAATGAAATTCTTGTACAGTGTAGGAAGAGTAACAGGTCAAGCTCAAGCAGCAGTACCTTCATACATCATGGCAGGTTTCCAACCTTCAGGTAGTACAGGTCCTTTCGGAGACTCAAGTACACCAAACGCTATGCAACAAGAAGTATTAGTTAAGACTAGAGAAATTAGAGAGTTAGAAGAAAACTTAATCATAAACGGTTCAGTTTCAAGTGACGCAAACGAATTTAACGGTTTTATCGCATTACAAGGAAGTACAAACCAAGTTGATAAATCTAGTACAGCTTTAAGTCTAGACGACATCACAACAGCTATCCAATACGCTTTTGATGATGGAGGAAGACCTAACTTAGGAGTTTGCGGAAGCGCAGTATTCGGTGACTTGTTAGACTTATTAACAGCTAAGATTGGTTACTTACAAAGTGCACAACAAGTATTCTGGGGATTCTCAGCTATCTTATTGAACACTATGGTAGGACAAATACCTATCGTACCAAGTATGTACATGACTAACACTGCTAACGCAAAACAATTGTTCTTCTTAGACATGAGTGTTATCGAAATGAGAGTTTTACAAGACTTGACTTACGAAAAACTTGCTAAGACTAACGACAGCGAAAAGTTTATGTTGAAAATCTATGAAGCTTTAATTAACAGAGCTCCAAGTTTCAGTTCATTCATCGATAACATCGCTTAGAGGTGTTAGAGAATGGCAGCAACAACAACAAAACTTGTAGCAGTACCTTTATATCCTGTTGGTGGAAACACTAACGGTGGATATATTTTAGGATATGTAGATAGTGGAGCTAAAGCAGCACAAAACGATATTTGGGAAATAACAAATGCTTCCTCAGTATTGTTAGCTTGGCCTACTTTAGACGCAACGGGAGCAGCTGAGACTCACACAATAGCTACCAATAAAATCACCTTAACAGGTGCTACTGGTACAGCTTGTAGTGGCTTAGTATTGTTCAAACCATAAAAATAAAATAAGGAGATAAAACAAAATGGCAGCATACGGAGGAACAACAAGTTCTATTGAAGGAAGCCCAGCATTAGGAGTTAAAAGAGTATTCTTTTACACTCAAGACGACGCTGACGCAACCAACACTATAGCAATAACATTAGCTAACTACGGTATTCACCCAAGTGGATTACTAGCAGTTAATAGTTGGGTACACACTACAAACAGCAGTGTTATAACAACTGAAGCTAATACTACAGCTGTTAGTTCAGGAGTATTAACAGTTACTATCGCAGCAGGAACAGATAATGATGCAAGAGTAATTGAAGTAATAGGTCTAGCGACTCAACCTGACTTAACAAGCGCATAAGGACTAATAATCCTTAACTTTTTTATTTTTTTTATTATATAATCCAATGGAGGAAAAAAAAGAAAATGGTAATGAGAGCAACAATGGTAAAGAAAAAACCTAAACTACCTAAAGGAGTTAAGAAAGTAGTTGTAGAAGACGAACCTGATACTCAAGTGGTTAAACTTACTAAAGAAGAACCTAAACAAAAAAAGGAATTAAAACCAGTAAGGTATAAAGACGAACAAGGTAAATACGCCTGGAAGTACGAATAATGAAGAACGTAATATTATCAGGAACTACAGCAGCTGATGGTTCACTAACAGTGACATCAAGCGACGGTGGAGCAACCGGATTTATAGAAAAAATCGTTTATGATTATCAAGACGCAGATACAGGAGCTGACTTAACAATAACAGGAGTTGAAGCAGGAGTAAGCATACCTTTATTAACAGTTACTAACGCAGGAACTGCTGATGTAACATGGTTTCCTAGAACATTAGCTAATAAAGTAGCTGACGCAAGCGCTTTTACTGATGTAGCAGAAAAAATCTTTGTGGCAGAAGCAGAATTTAAAGTAGTAGTTGCGCAAGGTGGTAATGCTAAAGACATAAAATTAGTAGTGTATTTGAGTGACGAATAATGGGATATTGCACTAGCGCTGATGTTTACAGAATAGCAGGAATAGGAACAGACCAAGTTAGTGAAGCTAACGTAAATAGTTTCATTGCTGCAGCAACAGCAGAAGTAGACAGGTACACAGGAACTATATGGTTATTCGACGCAGAAAGTGACATGACAGGTAATCCAACAAGTGCAACAAATACGTCACTAACAGATAGCGGTCAATCTTGGACTGTAGACGAGTTCAATAATGATTACGCAGTATATATTAGTAGTGGAACAGGAAGCGGACAAATAAGACAAATAACAGATAATGACGAAACAAGCATAACAGTAAGTACGTGGACCGTTAATCCTGATACTGACAGTGTTTACGAAATATTTTATTCACCATTAGTAAGTGATACAGTAGACGGTAGCGGAAATGATACAATGTTCGTTAAGAAACATCCATTATTTAGTTTATCAAGTTTAACAATTGCAGAAACAAGTATAACAACAAGTAATGTATACCAATATGATACTCAAGGAAAACTCGTATTAAGTAAAGACGCAGAAATGCAATACTTTAGTAATAGTTATCCGCAACAAGTAACAATGAGTTATTATTACGGAGTAAGACCTGACAGTAGGTATAAAAGTTTAATTAAGGATTTCACAGCAAGTATTACAGCAATGATGGCTTTAGTTCACCAAATAGGTGGAACATTTGATGACGTAACAAGTTATTCATTCCCAGAATTTAATGCTAGTAAAGGAGAACCATACACTAACATTAGAGAAGCATGGTTAAAGACTGAAACGAGAATGAGAACTTTAAGACCATTAATACCGAGGTACGTACAAATTGGTTAATGCAGGAATTAAGTCTCCAGACGATTTTAATAATATTCCTTTCGAGGACTGGAAACAAACAGTTAGTAGAACGGCAGTTACTAAAACTACTGATATTTATGGTGATGAAACGTTAACTAATGGTTCTTCGGCTAATATTGAAGCAATATTTTTTGAAGTACCACGTAATAATGATTTATGGAATCGTTTTGGTCTAGTAGGTGGAGCGGACGGAATTATTTATGTTAAGACCACTCAAACGCTTAATAAGGATGATACCATAACCGTTAATAGTAAAACTTATCGTTGTGATAAAGTAACTACTAGAAGGCCTGGAGGAGTTGCTATGTATAAAGTAGCACCTGTATTTTTAGTGAATGAATAATTACATTTATAAAGATATAAAACTAAAATGAAAGTAGAAGCGAACCAACTAAACAAAGACTTAAGACAACAACTTTGGTTAGTAGGTAATGACCTGACTAACTTAATGGTTAGGCGTGCTCCAGTCGATACTGGAGGACTAAAAAACAGTATAAGATTCGAAGTTAAAGAAAACGGAGACATAGAATTTTATATGATGGATTACGCTCCACATGTAGAATACGGAACTAAACCACACAAGATAAGAGTAAAAAACAAGAAAGTGTTAAGTGACGGGAAAAGAATCTTCGGAACAGAAGTAAATCATCCAGGAACAACAGCACAACCATTCATAAGACCAAGCTTACACCAACTAAGCAAAATCTTAAAAGACCGCCTTGATGGTGCGGAGATAACCGTCAAAGTTAACAAGTAACTGAAACTTGTAAGGAGAAGATATGACAGCATACAACCTGAACGAAATAGAATTTGCGATAATAAACGATTTACGACATAATATTACAGACCCATTAAGTAGAGGGAGTAGCGGATTAAGCACTCAAAATGGAGACGATGCAGAAACAGATTTTACAATACCAGCATCAAAAAGTCTTTCAATAACAGTTGACGGAACACTACAAAAATACGGCGTTGATTATACTATTAATTCTGCGGGAACAACAATAAGTTTTGTTACAGCACCACCTACAGGAACTAATAATGTCGTAATAAGTTATAAGTACGGAACTACATGGATATATCCAGATTTTAATAAACAAAACATACAAATAAGTGACTTCCCAAGAATAAGCTGCAACGTAATAAGCAGTAGTACTCAACCTAACGCAATAGGAGGAGCAAACTTTAGAACATCACTATTATTAAGTATAACAATAGCTAGTAAAACAAGACAAGAAATAAATTCATTAATGAACAGTATAAGAGAAAGATTACTAGCACAAGCAAAAAATTACGGTCTATTTGTAATCATAGAACCAAGTGCAGAAAGCGCAATACAAAACAGTAATTTGCACGACAAAATATTACAAAGAACAATCGATTTCATAATACCATACAAGTTCGAGGTAGTATCATGAAATCAATGGAGGAACAAATAAAATGAGCAATCCAAGCACATTAGGATATTTATTAATAGGAAAAGAAACCACGTGGGGAACACCAGTAACAGCAGACAAAGACTGTGGATTACTCATAACAAGTGTTACTCCTGGGTTCGAAAGAGAAATAGTTAGTACACAAGGATTAAGCAGTATTGAAGTACAAAAAATTACTAGCGGAACCGTTGGTAGTAAACTATCATTGACAGGAAGTTTGCAACACGCAAGATTGTTTGATTACATTCTTGGAGAAGCAAGTCACGCATTAACTGGAAGTGATACTAAACACACTTTCACTATTGATAACGCACCAGTTAGTATGACTGGAGAGACTGGAATAAACGCAAGTACAGATATTGTTTCTAAACTTGATGGTTTATTATGTGAGAGTGCAGAAGTAAACGTAGGATTAAATAAGGACTTAACTATATCAAGTAATTGGTTAGGAGCAGGTTTAACAAATAGCGCAAGCGCTAGCAGTAGTGTAATAAGTACTTTACCAGTATTCCCTCAAGCACTATGTAACGTAGAAGTTAATGGAGTAGCAGCAACAGAAGTTCAAAGCGCAACAATAAGTATTAATAAAGTAATTAATAGAGTAGCAGGAACAGGAAGCGTAGACTACCAACAAGGACACGCAACAAGCATAAAATTCTCATTCAGTGCAACACTGGGATTCAGTGACAAAACTTACCATGATTTATTAATGGGAGGAACAACACCAGACGGTACGCCAACAGCATTCGATTTCGAAATTTTATGCGATAACGGAGTAACACTAGGAAGTGGAAGAAGAGAGTTCGTACTAGGATTACAAAATTGTATGGGTAGTTGGGACCAAGCAATGGAAGTAGAAGGAATAATATTCGTGGAAATAAGCGGAGAAGGAACATTCAAAGAATGCTATAGCGTAGATAACATCGCAGCAGCATCGTGGGGTTAAAAATGGTTAAAGAAGTAACAGTACAAAAAGACGGTAAGGAAACAATAATAAAATGTTTACCACCAAAAGGTAGAGATACAAAGAAAGGTCTTAAAATGTTAATGAAGGCACAGAGTTCAGAAGAAGCTGAAGCTGGTGAAAGAATGAACGAGTACTTAGACTTCTTGGACGAAATGGCCTCACGATACACAGGACTAAGTATCGAAGAACTAGATGACTTAACAAGTGAAGACAAGGACAAAATATTATTAGTTTATCAAGACGGAGTAGCGAGTAAGATAGATTTTTTGAGGTCCTCGTTGAAGCGAGTAAGTTAATCGCAGAAAACAAAACTGGAATAGTTGAACTATTAATTCAACGAGGAAAACCGTGGGAGAAACATTCCGCAGACCTTATTGAAGCGTTTGACTATTATGGTTTTGCGCAACAATTCGGATGGACTGATAAACAAGTAGATGAACTAAAAAATGAAAGACCAGAAAAGTATAACATGTATAAAGCAATACTTCAAGGAACTGGTAAGGCAGAAAAAAAATAATGGTGAATAATAATGGCAACTGATGTATTAACAGCAAAAATAAAGTTTGACATGGGACAATTGTCAGGTGAAGCAGGAGGAGATAGTGG